TTGAGTGAAATCAATAGAATGCAAGAAAAAATCTATGGAAGTCTCATGGCTTTCAGTAAAATGTCCAGTGAAGAAAAACTTGAACATATTGATTTACTCACAAACTTGCTCGAAAAGCAAAGAGTGATGTATACTAGGTTATCTCTTTCAGACGATCCTCAAGCAATTGAAATGAAAGAGAACCTTCGCAAATCGGTCGCACTGATGGGTTTTCCAGAAGAGACTGATATGCTAACTTTATTTGATAGTATGAATGCAACTATCAGGTCTCTCAGAGACTATGTTGACGGTTGAAGCAATCCTTGCTATACTATCCAAGTAAATCCAAACAAATCCAAACAAATCTAAGGTAATTCAAATGAGTTTTTCTGATCTTAAAAAGAAATCTAATCTTGGTTCTTTAACTTCTAAACTTGCCAAAGAAGTTGAAAAAATGAACAGTTCTTCTAATCCTGGCGATGAGCGTCAATGGAAACTGGAGTGTGACAAGAGTGGCAATGGTTATGCCGTTATCCGTTTTCTTCCTGCTCCCGAAGGAGAGGATCTTCCTTTCGTAAAACTCTACAGTCACGCATTCCAAGGTCCTGGTGGTTGGTATATTGAAAACTCTTTAACTACTATGGGACAGAAAGATCCCGTATCCGAGTATAATACTGCTTTGTGGAACAATGGCACTGATTCAGGAAAAGATCAGGCACGCAAGCAGAAGCGTAAACTTACTTATGTTTCAAATATCTACGTTGTAAAAGATCCTTCTAATCCCGAAAATGAAGGCAAAGTCTTTCTTTACAAGTATGGTAAGAAAATTTTTGATAAGATTACCGCAGCCATTCAACCCGAGTTTGAGGACGAAGAAGCAATCGATCCATTTGATTTTTGGCAGGGTGCCAACTTCAAACTAAAGGCAAAGAATGTTGCTGGATATCGTAATTATGATTCTTCTGAGTTTTCTCGTTCTTCAGCACTTCTAGATGAAGATGATGAAATGGAGCAAATTTGGAAAAAAGAATATTCTCTTTCTGAACTTGTTGCCCCAGATCAATTTAAGACTTATGATGAATTGAAAAAGCGTCTTGATTATGTTCTTGGAAATCGTGGAGTTCCTAAAATGCAGGATCAAGAAACTATTGAAATGGAAGAGAGTTGGGAAAGAGAGCGTCGTGGAGAAACTGCAAAAACTTCTAATAGCGACTTTAATTCTCCTGACATTACTTTGAGTTCTTCCAAAACCTCAACTTCTGTCGATGACGATGACGAGACACTTGCATTCTTTGCACGTCTTGCTGATTGACTCTTCTTATTACTTCCGTTTATTATGAATTGTCGCTCAAGACTATTATATTGACCGTGTAAGTAAATCCAAATCCTCAGAGCAAGGGTGCTGAGAGAGAATGAAAAGATTGCTCTCGTAAGCACCTTTACATAACGATTTTTGATAAAAAAATAAAATTATTATGGACTGACCACTCTAGTATTTTCAGTCCTAATTAATTTATCCTCTATAAATTGAGAAGATTGATCATAAATCATAATATTCCTCATATCATTCAAAAATTGTTGTAAGTATGAATCTTTCAATAGAAAAATAGAAGATTTTTTATTATTTTCTCTTACTTCATATTCATAATTACTAACACTTACTACTGGATTTATTTTTACTTTTGGTTCATTTGGATTTGGTATTTGAAAATCAGAGTCTACAATTTTACCTTTAGGTAAAATTAACCTACCTTCACTATCTTTTACTTCTTTTGTTTCGTAGTAATGTGGACTATTTAATTCCAATCCATATTTTCTTTCAGAGTATTTGTATAATTCATAGTTTGATAATGGCCATTCATCTCTGACATTAATAATACCAGCAGTCATTAAAACAACCCAATCAAATTCACTATTTCCATAGTATTCTTCTGCAACAGTATCTGGTCTTCCTCCCTCCACGATTTCATATTTTTCAAAAAGAGTAACTGCATAACTTAGATCATCTCGCAATTTATTTCTTCGAAATAAATTTTTAACTCTTATAAAATTTTGTGATGAGTTGCTATTTGGCAAAAATGATTGATAGTCTAGATCTGGAAGTTCTCTGAAATAACCCATTTTTAGTAACCTACTCCTTCGTAATCAGTGTTATAATCAACATCATAAATTGGTTGAATTTCCTTAAATGATAAGGATAGTTCAATTGCTACTGGACTTCCATTATCATAAGTTGCATAAACTCCTTCAGGAGAATAATTCACATTAATATTTTCTAAAAAACATTGTTTGAACTTATTCAAGAATTTATGTTCATTATTCCCTTGTTTATAAGATAATTGAAAAACATTGGGTGTTCTTAAAAAAGTTTCATTGTTAGTGTTACCAATTGCACCTATTTTAGGAGCCATATATCTTTTAAATGAATTTATAATGAGTTTTATTTCCTGAGATTCTTCTTCATTTCTTGGTGTCATTTTAAAGGTAAAATTAAAACTTCTTAAAGATGGTCCATTAAATAAAAGTTCCATATTTGGATTCATTATTTGACCAGTTTGTCTAGATAAAATTTGATCAGGCGATATAGATACATTCACTAGACCTGCTGCTCCTGATGCTAATTGTCTTGTAAACATGCCTTGTATTCCACTCATACCACCAGCAGCATTTTTGACACTAGTAAAAAACTTTTTGCCAGCTTCGAATGTTTGTGATGGATTAAGTCCATTTTCTCCAATTAAAGATTCTCCAGATTCCATTACACCAATAATTCCACCCAGACCAGCTGCTGCAATGCTATTCAGACTTGAATCCCCATATTTTACACTATTTGCATCCTGAATAGATTGTGGTATTGGTAATATTATCGTTTTTATAACTTCGCTAGAGCTAGGATTAATATTTCTTCTTCCTCCTGATGAAGAAATAAAATTATTATTCTCACCAATGGGACTATATTTTATGATATTAATTTTTAAATAGTCTGTAGTTGAATCTATTATTTTTTTAGGATACCTTAATCTTTTTTTGGCATTATTTTTTTGATTTGTGTTATTAGATTTCATTTATTTTTTTTAATTATTTAGAACGAATACTTGTAAAATTGAGTTCTATAACGTCAGACATTTCTTCTGGATAAATTTCATAAATTTGTCCTTGAATTTGATCGTAATTATATTGCCTTCTATCACGCCAGTGAAAATTAATTCCACGAAATCCCCATAAGAATACATCAGTCACGCCAACGAGTGGAAATTCATCATATTCTATATTATTAGTTTTGGCACGATAAACAAAGGTATAATACTTTCCAGAAGTGGGAATTTTTCCACTTTCAGACAAAACACTTAGGAGATTTTGCATAATATCATCTGCACTTTCTGTGCCTATTAAATCACGAACAACACCACGCACACGATTTTCTTGGTCGTCTGTTGGATTTCTTCTCTGTTTGAGTGTCTTTCTTGGCATTTATTTATATCTAAAACAATTCATTCTCAGTTAATACTTTAAACTCATAACCACGATCTAAGCACCATTCTTTTGCTGCCTCCCATTTTGCTTGGTTTTTGGCATATTCAACAACTTCATAGATGTAACCTTTTGTCTTTCTCTTTTGGATTTTAGGTTCGATGCACTGCTTATATGGTTTAATTTCAACTATCATTTTTTTAATTTTCCCAGTTGATTCTTTGACCTTAATGTAAAAATCTGGAAAATATCGATGATATTTATTATCGATTGGTGATCGGTAGGGGACGACAATCTCTTCACTTCCCCACTCCAATATATTTTCATTCAGATCACAATATCTCATAAATTTTCTTTCCCATAAAGAACGATAGATGATATTGGTATAATCTCCCTTATATTTTTTAGGATAAGAAGGTTGATATTTTCCTTTATATGACATCTAAATAATTAATAACAAAGTCTATACACTATTTAGAGTGCCAATACAAAAATTTAGTAGAAATAATAAAGGTGGTGAAGATAATGTTGTAGATCCTCAACTTTTGTTTGGGAATTTATCACAAACAAATTATTATCAATTAGATTTTTCTTCTCTTGGAACTTTTTCTCCAAATAAAAAACTTATAAAACATTTGAAAGATAATTTTAATGTTAACTTAGATTTTATTTCTAGAAGTTCTGGTCTTTTGTGCTCAGAAGCATCTTTACCCGGATCAACTTTAGCAACTTCTGAAGTAAAAGGTAATTTTATGGGCATATCTGAGGAATTTGCTCATAGTAGAGTCTATGCACCATTTGATTGTACATTTTACGTTGATAATAATTATAACAATTTGAGGTTTTTTGAGGGGTGGATTGATTATATTTCTAGTGGAAATTCGCAAAATATTATGGATGCAAATTACTATCGTAGAATGAGATATCCAGATACTTATAAGTGTCAGTCTTTATCTATTATAAAATTTGAAAGAAACACAGATACAAAAACGATTAAATATTCATTCCTCAATGCATTTCCAAAGCTATTAAACGCAGTTCCTGTTTCTTATGGTGGTGCTGATATTTTAAAAGTTGGTGTATCTTTTGTTTATGATAGATATGTTGTAGATAGAACTGAAACTTTTTCCTCAGGTGAGCAAAAAAATTCACAACTTCGTCAAGGTGAAGGTACTAAACAGGAACCACTTCCTTTTATATATGAACAAGGTCGTATTATCTGATATAAATATCAATAATTAATATTATTGCAAATTATTATGCCATTACCTAAGATTAATACCCCAACCTATGAGTTGACAGTGCCTTCAACGGGAAAAAAAATCAAATACAGACCTTTTCTTGTAAGAGAAGAAAAGATTTTAATTATGGCAATGGAAACTGAAAATATGAAGGATATTACAAATTCTATCGTTCAAATTCTTTCAGATTGTATTCTTACTGAGAATGTCAAGGTAGAATCTCTTGCAACTTTTGATATTGAATATTTGTTCCTAAATGTCAGAGCAAGGTCTGTTGGAGAAACTGTTGATGTAAATGTTACCTGCCCTGATGATAATGAAACACAGGTTGAAATGACGATTGATATTGATTCAATCAAAATTCAAAAAACTAGAGGACATAAGAATATTATCAAACTGGATGATAATCTTTCTATGAAACTTCGTTATCCTTCAATAGATCAGTTTGTTGAGAGCAATTTTGAAACTGCGGAGGTTCTAAGTAATGTTGGACAATCACTCTCAATGATTACATCGTGTATTGATATGATCTATAATGAGGAAGAAACTTGGGAAGCAGCAGATTTTTCTAAGAAAGAACTTGATGAATTTATTGAGCAAATGAACACAAAACAGTTCAAACAAATTGAGAAGTTCTTCACCACAATGCCAAAACTCTCTCATACGATTGCAGTAAAGAATCCAAATACTGGCGTTGAATCTGAAGTTGTTCTTGAGGGATTAGCAGCTTTTTTCAGTTGAGTATGGCTCACACAACTCTTGAGTCATACTATAAAATTAATTTTGCATTACTACAGCATCATAAATATTCATTGACGGAGTTAGAAAATATGATTCCATGGGAAAGAGAAATATATATTTCATTACTTCAACAATATATTGAAGAAGAAAATCTAAAAGCGCAGCAACAAAGTGGAATCTAATTTAAATTTACCATCTAGTAATAGATTAAAATTAAATAACACTAAAATAAAATCTACATCTTTTATTAAAAAAGGTGATCTTAGTATTAAATCTCCATTAAAAGATATCCATAAAACCATGGGCAAAATTTTTGCTCATATTAGAAAATTATTTACTCGAATTGGTTTTATAGAAAAAAAACTTTTTGATATAGAAAAAAGTTTAGTATTTCAATCTAAAGTAAATGGAAAAATAAATGAAAGATTTATAAAAACGGAAAAAGTAAATGGAAAAATAAATGAAAGACTTATAAAAACGGAAAAAGTAATTGAGAAAATTGAAAAAACTTTAATTGGAAAAATAAATGAAAGACTTATAAAAACGGAAAAAGTAAATGAAAAAATAAATGAAAGACTTATAAAAACGGAAAAAGTAAATGAAAAAATAAATGAAAGATTTATAAAAACGGAAAAAGTAATTAAGAAAATTCAAAAAACTTTAATTGGAAAAATAAATGAAAGATTTATAAAAACGGAAAAAGTAATTAAGAAAATTGAAAAAACTTTAATTGGAAAAATAAATGAAAGACTTATAAAAACGGAAAAAGTAATTGAGAAAATTGAAAAAACTTTAATTGGAAAAATAAATGAAAGACTTACAAAAACGGAAAAAGTAAATGAGAAAATTGAAAAAACTTTAATTGGAAAAATAAATGAAAGACTTATAAAAACGGAAAAAGTAATTGAGAAAATTGAAAAAAAGAACGAGAAAAATAAATCTTTTGGTCAAGGTGAAGGTAAAAGTGATATAGAAAAATCTTTAAAAGAAACTAATCAAATTCTTGTTCTAATTCAGAAAGAACTGATGAGATCTTCTGCACTTAGATCAAGAGAAGAAAAGGCAAAATCTGATAGAGCAAAGAGAAGTTCTTCTAGAGCAAAACTTGGCATAGAAGAAAGTCAGTTAGAAAAATCTTCCAAAAACATAAAAAGTTCTGTAGGTGAAAAAGCAGAGGAAACTGTGGCACCTGTAAAAGGTATGTTTGGTCGTATTATGGATTTTGTGCAAACTCTTGCTTTGGGTATTGCAGGTAATGCCATATTTGGATGGTTGAAGAATCCAGAAAATATGGAAAAAGTGAAGGGATGGTTTAGTTGGATTAAAGAAAATTGGGGATGGGCAGTTGCTGCAATTGGTGCTATTGCACTGGCGCCTTTAGTTGGAGTCATTACTACAATAATCGGCACATTATCATTGCTAGCACCAGTTCTTATTCCAATTGCTCCACTATTATTAAAAGCATTGGCTATTGTTGGTGGTATAGTTCTTGCATATAAAGGATTAGAAGCAGGATTTAATGCTGTAAGAAATGCTACCACAGGTGGATCCGAATATAGTGAAGCACATGATGTGCTTGATCAAAAATTAAGAGATGCCGGACTTGATCTAGACGGCAAAAAGAGAGAGGGTGGATTCCTTGGAATAGGAAGAAAAGAAGTTGAAATGACTGATGCTGAGAAAAAACTTGCATCAGATGTTTTGGCAAAGAGAGAACAACTTAATAGTATGAGAGATGATATGAGGAGCGAGATTAGAAAAAAGCACTCAGACATGGATAAAAATTCCGGGTTGAGTGGATTTTCTTCTCAAGATGAGGTTAATAAGTTTAATGAAAATAAGTCTGCAGCAGAAAAAGAAATTAGAGCAAAATATGCAGAAAAAATAACTCAGATTGTTCCATTAAATATTGAAGCAAGAGAAAAGGGTGGTCCTGTTGCCGCAGGAAAACCATATCTTGTGGGTGAAGGGGGACCAGAACTGTTCTCTCCAAATATTAATGGATCTATCGTTAATAATATGAGGACGGAAAAAATATATCAAATGATTTCTTCTGGTAGAAGAGGTCGTGGTGGTATTAATATGATTAATTTTCCTCCAATTACAAATCAGTTACCACCACCACCATTACCAAACATGAGTGGTGGTGGAGAAGAAACTGAAGTTCCTGATATTTCCAGTACAAATATGGCAGATCCATATCGTCAATTGAGCCCAATGTTATATGGAATAACGGTGTAATATTATGGCAGTACAGATATTAGCAGGATTAGCAAGAGTAGGAGCAACTGTAGGTAGGTCTGCGGCAACTGGAGCAAGAGCAGCTGCTAGAGCATCTGCCAGAAGTGCAAAAAAACTTGCTGTAAGAAAGGCAAAATCTGCCACAAAGAATAAGATTAAAAAAAAGGTAAAGGAAAAGGTAAAGGGTAAATTGTCTAAGGAATCTGGACTGATTTCTTCAGAAGGTAATCAGCAAGAGAAAAAATTAGAATATAGTTCGATGAGTGGAGGGGGATTAGGATTAACTCCAACTCTCACAGGAACTACAAATAAAATAAAAATTAAATCTGCACCAAATTCAAAATCTGAGGTTGAAAAACTAAAGATAAACGTAACTAATATTCATAGGTTTTTGGTTAAATCAAATAAACAATATGATAAGCAACAAAAAAATACAAGAAGAAATGAAAGGTCTCAACAAAGTGAAGCAAATTTACAAAGAGCAGAAAAAAGATTAGGAACAAAATCTCCAGAAGATTCTAAACCCAATTTTAAAAATATAAAAAATCCTTTTGCTGGTAGTGTATTTGATAGGATAATAAAATTTGCTCAAACGATATTACTTGGAATTGCTGTTAATGCATTACCAAAAATCATAGAAAAAGTTAAGGAAGTAATTGATAGCATTGTTAATTTTCTTACACCAATTCAAAGTGGATTTAATGTTATTATGTCTTTCTTTAGTGATGACATAAATCAAGGTCAACTTGATGTTGACAAGAAAAGATTTGATGATGGTATCCAGAATATCCAAGGAAAAGGTGGTCTACTTGATAAGATAAAAGAAAAATTAGGTCCATTTGGTGGAGCAATCGATTTACTCAAAGGTGCTATCGATAAATTTAGAGATATTCTAGGACTTAAAAAAGCATCAACAAAAATGAAACTTGAGAAAAGAGATGGTAAAGAAGGATTTGTAAATACAGAAACTGGAAAATTTACTCAAAGGCAGTGGACTTCTGCGGAGAGAGAAAAATTTGAAAGTGAGGAAATCTCCTCAACTTCAGGGACTGATTATCCAGATGGATCTGTTTCCTCTGCAGGGGAAACTACTGGAAATAAAATTTCTGGTTATCCCATAACAAGTGACTATGGGTATAGAACACATCCAGTTACGGGACAAGCAGGAAAACTTCATGGTGGTATTGATATTGGAACATCGCAAGGAACACCAGTTTCTCTTACTGAGGACGGTGAAATTGTTGCTGCTGGTGAGTATGGTGGATATGGTTATATGATTGATGCGTGGTTGCCAAATTCTGGAGTTCAAATTCGTTTGGCACACTTATCAGAAATTATAAAGAATAGTGGAACTTTTAAAGCAAATGAAATGCTAGGAAAAACTGGTGGAGCGGCAGGATCTAGAGGTGCAGGAACATCAACAGGTCCACACCTCCATTTTGAGGCAGATACTCGGAAAGGATCGGGTGAATATGGTGGATCTGGTAATCCAAAGAACTACTCAAAATTATTAAGACTTGGTTCTTTTCAACCAAATAAAACTTCTGATGGTCAAGGTGGAGTTATTTCTCCTATAGCATCTACTCCTAAGGAAAAAATTGCTACTATAAACCAACCGATGGACGATGAAGCAACAACAACTATTGCCTTTCAGAGAGTAAATACTATACAATATGTTCCATATATGATGCCAATACCAGTTTCAAACAATCAAAGATCTTTTTCGTCAACACAACCACAACTTCCTGAAATATGGAGGACTTAATAAATGGCAAATACATCTGCATCATTACCTTCAATTTATGAGTTAATTGAGATTATAAAGGATGAAAAAGTTATTAGATTAGATGGAAAGACGACTACTTTTGATTATTATGAGAGTTTATTGTCTCCAAACATTACTGCTACCATGTCATTTGTTGATACAGGATCTTCTTTGAAATATAGTAGTGAATATGATTCTCAAGAAAGGATTGGTGGTGTTTATAATGCTCTTCCTCTTATGGGAGATGGTACAGAAAAGGTTAGGTTTAAAATTTCAAATTCTCTCGGAACATTAGATTTTTCTAATACTCCATTGTATGTTAATGGTGCTGTGAATCCAAATCAAGAGTCTCAAAGAGAATCTATTATATTGAGTTTAATATCAAAAACGGCAATAACAAATCAAGAAACTCATGTAAAGAAAAATTATTCTAAATTCGCGAAAATTTCACAATCGGTTAAGTCAATAACCAAAGACATATTAAAAATACCAGATAATAGAATTGATATTGAAGAGACTTCTAATAAGTATCCATTTATTGGAAATATGAAATCTCCTTTTGATATTATTATGATACTCGCTTCAAAATCAGTTCCACTAATTGGGAATCCAGGATTTTTCTTTTATGAAACTAAGGAAAAATACTATTTTAAATCAATTGATGAACTTATATCCAAAGAACCGATAAACAAAGATTTTCCATATTTTTATTCTGGTGCAAATATATCGAGTATTAATGCACCTACAAATTACAAAATACTGAGCTTTAGAGTTGATAAAAATCAGAATCTCATTAATGCTTTAAAATCGGGAGTATATTCAAGTCGTCATGTAATTTTTAATCCCAGAACATTTAAAGAAGAAGAATATACACTCACTATTGATATGAAAAAAACTTTGGGTAAAAAAAATATTTCAAAACTAGAAAATACACAATATAGCAGAATTCTTTATAGTATTAAAGATGTTGGGGCATTATCTCCAGAAGTTTCGGAAAAAAATACATCGGGAGAACCAAAAGATTGGCAAGGTCTTTCTCAGATGAGATATAATTTTTTATTTACACAAGTCGTTAAAATTCAAGTTCCTTGTAATCCAGGACTTAATGCTGGTGATGTTATACTTTGCAATTTTGAGACAATTACAATTGGTGATAAAGCACAAGGTTCCGATCCAGTTCAGAGTGGTAAATATTTAATATTAGATTTGTGTCACCACTATGATACTAAAAGATCTTTTACATCAATGACACTTGTCCGCGACACTTACGGACTATATACTAATAAAAACTAAAATGGCGCTAGGATACGCAATTGGTAATAATAAATGGTTTTTAGGTCAAGTTCCTCCTAATCAAAATCAACAAATAAAAAAAGCTTCTTGGTCTGATAGTCATGGTGATAGAGTTAAAGTTAGGATACCAGGAATGCATCCAATGTCTGGTAATGAAGATTCAACAGAAGTTGAAGATTCACTTTTACCATGGGCAATTGTAGCAAAACCAACTACTGCCGGAAATCGTAACTTTCAATCCTCTGGTATATGGGGTGGAGAATGGGTAATTGGATTTTTTCTTGATGAGGAGTGTCAAATACCAGTTATTACACAAATTTTGGGAAATAATGATAGTGAGTATGAACTTATAGATTCTATAAATGGAACGACTCTTGGAAAAAGAGTTTCTTCTTATACTGGGGGAATCGTATCTGGTCCACATCGTCTCATAGGGGCAAAGTCTCCTAAAGGTTTATTAGAAATTTCTAATAAAGAATTTAAAGATTCAAAATTTACTATTTAACAATAAATATTAAGTTAGGGATAAGGTAAAAATATAAATGTCTATTTCTTCTCAAGATAAAGAACTTTTAAAAAGATTGGCACTAGCAGAGGCAAGGGGAGAAGGTGTTGTTGGACAAGCACTTGTAATTAGATCCGTTTTAAATCGAAGAGAAGCGATAAGAAATGGTGCTAATTTTAATACTACAAGTACTGACATTTATGATATTGTTTATGCTAAAAATCAATATCAACCAACGAGAGATAGTAGAAATTCTATTGATCAACCATTCAGCAATCAGCAATTATTAATAGCAGAAGAAGCATATAGATTAGCACTTAACCCTTCAGAACTTCAATCTAAAATACAAGATGATGGATATGGTTCAATCATAGCAAGAAATTTAGTATTATCTACTGGTTTTGATTCTCTTGGTGGGCAGGGTAGACCTGACGCGATAACATATAAAAATCATGTTTTTGTAGAAAATATCAATAATTTTGGTGTTACTGGAGATTCTATATACAAATCTTCAATTGATGTGTCAACTATAAAAACATCCGAAGTAAAAGACCCCGTAACTGAAATAACAACAAATGAAGAAGAACCTATTGTTGTTCCTGACGAACCCATCTTTATTGAAAATATATATTCTAGTTTAAGAGAAGATGTAATTCTTGATAGAATTAATGAATTAAATATAGAAATAGAAGAATTAAATAAAAAAAGTTCTGATTTATGGGATGATGAAGAAAGAAAAAGATATATACAGATTAAAAGTGAATTGGATAGACTTTATGAAGCAAAATTAATAAAAGAAAATACAGAATGTAATTCTCGTCAAACTGCAAAGGGGTTTAATTTAGATAATACCCCCGATTGTGAAAAATTTGCTAAATCTGTTGCTCTTGGTGAAGCAGTACAAACTTATAATAAAGAAAGGACATTACCGAATCCGTGTGGAACATCTGAAATATCGAAAATTAATACAGCACTTAAAAAATTTTTTATAATTATAAAAGGAATTAAAAAATATACTGATTTATATGTAAATGGTTCTATTAATAAATTGCAAAATATTGTTAGTTTAATAAGACAAACATCTAAAATAATTGGTGCAGTATTAAAAACTTTAGTAACTAGATTGCGAGATTTTTTAATTGATAAGATTAGAACTGGAATTCAAGACCTTCTCGATAAGATTCTCCCTACAATCACAAAATCTATTAAAAATTCCATCATTCAGATTATAGTTGATAATTTATTTTGTAGTCTTAAAAATATTGTAAAATCTATCCCTAATTTAATTACAGACTTTCTTTTTGAGTTGGTTGGAAAAGTCATCAATGTTCCGTTTTGTGTTGCTGAACAGTTTACAAATGCGTTAATCAATAATTTAGCAGCAACAATAGATAAGACTATCGGTCCTATTTTAAATAATATAAATGATTTATTAAAAGGATTTTCTGGAATTGTTGGAAGTGTATTTGAGGCACTTGATTTTATACTTGGATTTGAGTCATTTTTATGTGCAAAACCAAACTGCCCAGAAATTAAAGCGTTTAAGGCAAGTCCTTGGGCAGGACCATCTCAAGCACAAATTGATGCGTTTAATAAGTTCTTACCTGCACCAAAATCTGATCAAGTGGTTGAGGGTGCTGTTGGGTGGATTGATGGTTTTGAGATTTTTGGTGAAAAGTTGGGAGATTCCCCATCAAGCACATTGAAATGTGATTCAAATTTATTTGAATGTGGACCACCAAGAGTTGAAATTTTTGGTGGAGGTGGTATTGGTGCAACTGGAGAAGTTGTTGTAGATAATATTGGTAGAGTAATTGGTGTTAGTTTATCTAATGGTGGAAATAATTATAGTAGACCTCCGTTTGTATCTTTTATTGACAGTTGTGAAGATACTTTTACTAGTGGATATTGTGAAATAGATGATGATGGGCACGTAATAAATATTGTGATGACATCCACTCCAGTAGTTCCATCTAGAGATGGTAGAACTGAATTTGAACTTTTATCAAATATCCCTCAGAATTCTCTTCCTGCTGAAAAAGACTATGTTGTTTGTTTAAAGGGGTTCAGAATTAAAAGTACAGGAATTGGATATACTATAAATGATAATATTAAAATTTCTCCTGATATTCCCAATCTTGAGGCAAGTGTAAAAATGACAGAATATGGGCAAATTATAGGTATTGATGTTTTAACTAATGTTTGTGGCATTCAAGAGTATCCTGAAATTTCCGTGGAAAGTTTAACAGGTAATGGTGCAATAATAGAACCGGAATTGGAATTTTTACCAATTCAAGATTTTGATCCAACTCAACCAGATGAATTAACTGAAACTCCTACAACTGCTGGAGGAACTCCTGTAATTGCTGGTGGAACTGGTGGAACTCCTGTAACTGTAGGAGGAATTGGTGGAACTCCTGTAACTGCTGGTGGAACTCCTGTAACTGTAGGAGGAATTGGTGGAACTCCTGTAACTGCTGGTGGAACTCCTGTAACTGCTGGTGGAATTCCTGTAACTGCTGGTGGAACTGGTGGAATTCCTGTAACTGCTGGTGGAACTGGTGGAACTCCTGTAACTGCTGGTGGAACTGGTGGAACTCCTGTAACTGCTGGTGGAACTGGTGGAACTCCTGTAACTGCTGGTGGAACTGGTGGAACTCCTGTAACTGTAGGAGGAATTGGTGGAACTCCCGCGACTGCCGACACTACTGATTCTTTAATAGTAGATTTTAATTTAGATTCTATTACTTTGGCACAAATTGTAGATAATGATGTTCCAGGTCTCATTAAAACATTACGAGGAAAAAAAATCATTACAGAGAAACAAGATTTTACAAGAAAAGACGTTATTCGAATCGTAGATTGTATAAACTGACATGCCAAAAAATATAAAACCAGAACAAATTATAGCAGATCATCCAGAATACGGGACAATTTTTATGGGTCCTTCTGGAGAGGATGATAAAATTGGCGAAAAACTAGGTACAAATCTGGTTTTGTCTTTAAAAGGAGGGCATAATCAAACTTATCTGCTAAATGGCAACAAAGGTGAAATTATTCCTGGATCATCTCATGAAATTGTCGGAATTAATTTATCCCAAGGTAGAAATGATATTGAAAGTGAAATAGTTGCTAAATCAATCGTAGCAGAAACGGGAGATATTGTGATAATTGCTGAAGATGGTAATATAAAACTGAAAGCAAATAACATATATATTGAAACTGAAGGATCTGATAATGATGGTTCTATATTGATGAAGGCAAATGACCACATCACAATCAAAGCTGATGAGCAACTTAGTTTTGCTGGTGGTAAAATTTGTATGGTTTCTTCGGATAGCATTACAATGAATGCTAAGGGTCTTCTTCATCTTTTAGTTTCAGATATTAACAAAGGTTCTCCTTTAGGTGATATTTCTAAATTATTTCTTCCAGGACCAGTTGCAGATTTAATTTCAAGTATTCTTGAAACTTGTAAATAGGAGAAAAAAATGTTTGATACTTTAGATAGTGGTTCTATTGATGTTACCAGTAATGTTCTTGGTGGTGGATTGAATTTCCCAAAAGGTTTCTGGGAACCAGGATCATTGTCTGCACATAAGGGTCATTTTGGACAAGGTTCAACTGCAACTCCATTTTTTGCATCTTTAGTTTCTGGACCTTCTGCGTCTGCTGCTTATTCATTTTACTCTACAGGTTTAAACCTTTCCAACGGAACTACAATTCAACAAGGAGTTCATGAAACTATTGGGCAAAGTTTAGTTGTTGGTACTGAATTTAAAACATATGTTGTTAGTAATGAACTGGATGCAGTTTCAAATAATTTTGTTGCCGCATCTAAAAATAGTTTTACTTCAGCAAAAGAAAATAGATTTATAGCACCTTTAAATATTATTTCTGGAGTACAGACAAAAATTAATGGTTCTGTAGTGGTTGATGGTGTTGGAGATCTTGCAGTAGTAATTAATAGTAAAAAAGGTTTTGATATTCCACACCCTACAAAAGAAGGATGGCGTGTTTCACATGTTTGTGTCGAAGGTCCAACTGCAGATGTGTATTTAAGAGGAAAATTAAGAAATAGTAATTCAATTAAATTGCCCGAATATTGGAAAGGATTAGTAGATCCTGAAACAATTACAGTAAATCTTACTCCAATTGGTAAATATCAAGAATTATTTGTATATTCAATAAATAATACAGAAGAAATAATAATAAAAAACAATAGAGATTCTATTGTCAATTGTGATTATTATATTATGGGTGAAAGAATAGATACTGAAAAGAATATTCCTGAATATGAAGGTACTTGGAATGATTATCCTGGAGATAATTCTACACGATCTATTGTTGGAAAAGATTACGATTTAAGATAAAATGCCAGTATATGATCCGATAAGAATATATTATACGGATAGACCACCAACAGAAATTTCTAATGTAAGATTTGATAATCTAAAAATATTAGATACTTTAGTAGTTGATAATAAAATTGGTATCGGATCAAATATTCCACAACAAAGATTAGATGTTGCTGGAAGTATTAAAATTGATAGTCAAATATATGATTCTGCAAATTCACCTGGCGCTAATGGTGGGTATTTGAGTAGGGATGAAAATGGAATACGTTGGGTAGAATTAACGCCATCTTTTACCGAAGGAATCTATATACAAGACGACGGTGAATTTATACCAGTTGTTGGTGCTGCACAATCTTTTACTGTTATAAATTTTAAAAATGTCAATAGTTTGGGATTTGGTACAGAATCTGTAACTGCAGTACCAAATCCCAGCAATCCAACTGGTATTGCTGATATAGAATCTCGTGATTTTTGGGGATATAATAATTTTGGGCAAATATTTAGATTTTCTCCAGTTGGTATTAATACGTCTTCTCCATCTTATAATTTAGATGTAAGAGGAACATTTTATGCTGAGAATACTAATATTAATGGTACATTAGATGTCTCTGATGCCACTACACTTAATAACACATTAGATGTTCTTAATGTTACTACACTTAGTAGTACACTAGATGTTTCTGGTGCTACTACACTTGGATTTACATTAGATGTTTCTAGTGCTACTACACTTAATAATACATTAGACGTCTCTGGTGCTACTACACTTAATAACACATTAGATGTTTCTAGTGCTACTACACTTGGATTTACATTAGATGTTTCTAGTGCTACTACACTTAATAATACACTAGATGTTTCTAGTGCTACTACACTTAATAATACATTAGACGTCTCTGGTGCTACTACACTTAATAACACATTAGATGTTTCTAGTGCTACTACACTTAATAACACATTAGATGTTTCTGGTGCTACTACACTTAATAACACATTAGATGTTTCTAGTGCTACTACACTTGGATTTACATTAGATGTTTCTGGTGCTACTACACTTGGATTTACATTAGATGTTTCTGGTGCTACTACACTTAATAACACATTAGATGTTTCTGGTGCTACTACACTTAATAACACATTAGATGTTTCTGGTGCTACTACACTTAGTAGTACATTAGACGTCTCTGGTGCTACTACACTTAATAACACATTAGATGTTTCTGGTGCTACTACACTTAGTAGTACATTAGACGTCTCTGGTGCTACTACACTTAATAATACACTAAATGTTTCTGGTGCTACTACACTTAATAATACACTAAATGTTTCTGGTGCTACTACACTTAATAATACACTAAATGTTTCTGGTGCTACTACACTTAGTAGTACATTAGATGTTTTTGATACAAGTATTTTTAGAAATAAAGTAGATATTCAGGGGTCTTCTAATAATCTCCTTCAAATTAATTATACTGGATCTGGAAATGCATTTTCTGTTAACAATTACAAGTTCACTACAAAGCAAGTTAGTTTTGTACCAACACTTGGTGTTGGTGAAGTTATAGATACTTATTCTCTTTTTAATGAAGAATATGAGACTATAGAGTACACGCTAAATATTGTCAATGGTACAAATATACAAGCACAAAAAGTTCTTGTTCTTCAAAACTTTAATAATGCCTATTGTGAAGAATATGGAATTATATTCAATAATTCTCCTATAGTTTCTGTTGGAGTCTCTATTTTTAATAATACATATGAATTAAAACTGACACCAGAATCTGGAATAACAGGCATAGTAACTTGTAAATTTATTAGGGGATGTATTGAATAAATGCAGAAATATACTTTAAAAGTTAAAAGACCTCAAGATTGGCAAGAAATTCATAATCTTTTATGTCAGGAATCGCATTGTGATTGTATTCCGGATAGAATAGTATGTTGCTCTGACGATAAGGCACATAGTCCTACAAGATCTACTTATGAATTAACTGATAATGAAGTGGAAGAATTAAAAAAACATGAAAAAATAGAATGGATTGAACTTTCCCCTTCAGATAATATTGATTCATACCCAAAACCAATTCCAAATGCAACTAGATTTTCTTCTAGTGTTAAAATTTATAGAGATTTGGATTTTCATGCACCTCCTTTAACTAATCCAACTAATGCTGAATTGAATAGGATAAGTTGGGCATCAAAAAGATTGGAATTGCAGGATAATACAACTTTTTGGAGCACGACTGGCAATCCACCTACACAAATTGGAAATTTAACTTATACAAAAACAGGAGCAAATGTTGATATAGTCATTCAAGATGATGGAGTTCTTCAATATCATCCAGAATTTTTAAAATCTGATGGAACATCAAGAGTTCGTGATATTGTTTTAGATGGACCTTATTATATTGATCCATCTTATTTTGTTACTAATGGATATACAGTTACTAAACCGGATGGAAGAACAGGAATTACGGAAGCATCGGCAAAAAATTGGTGGTCAAATTCATCAAATCGTTCTCCAGGATTTTCTACAATAGGAACAGTATCGATACCATCATTATATACAGAAAGTAATGCTCTTGGTTCTTCGTTGGATGGAAGTAACACAATAAGCGATGGTCATGGGACTGCTGTTGCTGGATTATCAGCAGGAAAAAATATGGGTCTTTCTTTTGAAGCAAATATATGGAATATATCAGTAATTGTATCTTCCACTAACCTTTCTGTCGAAGCAAGTCATGATTTAATAAAAATTTGGCATCAAAATAAACCAACAAATCCATCTACTGGAGTGAAAAATCCAACAGTAGTTAATGGAAGTTGGGGATATCTAGCAGGATTTTTTACTAATAGCACTGTTCAATATAAATTTCGTGGATTAACGGGCACATTTGTTGGATCAGATTCAGTATCTAATCAAATTACGGCAATGAAAGAGGGATTAGTTAATCAAATAAATGGGGCATACAAGTCTTGGTCCACTTCATCAAGAAGCAATTCTACAGAAACAGCAGGAAATGAATTATTAGATTCTGGAGTTATATTTGTTGCTTCTGCTGGCAATTGTAATCAAAGACTTGGCATTGGTGCCGGAGATCCTGATAAACTAAATTATATGAGTGATTCTTTTTTTGGTACTACAGATCCAAGACCAGAATTTCCATCCGGCACAGTGCCATGTAATCATCGTGATTGGTTACATCCTCAAGGCATTGGATATGATTCAATAAATGATTTTCATCCTGTAATATGTGTTGGTGCGATGGATGAGTATATTGAATCTAATTCTAAAGAAAGGAAGGCGTCCTATTCAAGTAATGGTTCGGGGATTGATATATGGTCTCCTGCTGATGAAACATTGGCACCAGGAAAAAATGGATCACCTACTTATGCCACATATCAAAGAGTTGATGACAATAGATTTTATGATTCTAGGTTTAGTGGAACAAGTGCTGCCGCGCCAGTAATATCAGGATTAATTGCTCTTTATATGGAAGAAAATCCAACAGCAACATCAGCACAAGTTAAAAGTTGGTTGAGTGTGACAGGATCTACTTTACTTACAGCAAATGAATACTTAGATCCTATTTCAGACGATACAACTACATCTTATTGGACTGGTCTCTACAATATGAGAGGAGCACCAAAAAAAATTGCATATAATCCATATACTGACGGATCAACACCAGCTAATTTTCAAGCTTATCCAAATAAGACATATGTTTATGAGGGTGATGATATAATTATCACAGTAAATACAAATTCTTCTAATGATGGTACATATTATTATTCTATAGAAGCAGAACCATCTTCAAATATTCAACCTGGGGATTTTAATATAGGTTCACTGAGTGGTTCTTTTTCAATTATAAATGGTATTGGTACTGTACAATTAACTCTTTCAGATGATTCTCTTCAAGAAAGTAATGAAATTTTTAGATTTAGAATAAGAGAAACTAGTATAACTGGAAATATTATCGCAACCACTGAATATATTACTGCTTCTGATCAACCATCTGCTTCAACTGAACTTAGTCAATATCAAGTACCATTAAGAATTTATTTAAAATTCTAAATAAATAATCAAAAAGGATAATGGCAAATAAGGGATTTGGTGCAAAAGAAATAAATTTAATTGGAATTGGAACACCAACAATAGAATCCCCAACAGATTTGGATGTAGATGTATCTGGAAGCGTAAATTTAAGCAATGCTCTAGATGTTGATGGTAGAGTAGATGTACATAATGATTTATATGTCGATCAAAAAGTTGATGCCTTAGAGTATTTTGGTGATGGAGTAAATTTAACGGGTATTGTAACTCAAATCACTGCTGGCATTGGAATTAGAGTTCAAGGCACAGAAGATCCTGGAAAGGGAGTTGTAAATATTGATTCATATTTTCCAATTGGAAAAACAATTTTTGTCACGCAAAACGGAAATGATAATAATAGTGGATTGACTGAGAATGATTCTAAAAGAACGATTAAAGCAGCATCATATATTTCTTTTCCAGGAGATACGATAAAAGTATATCCTGGCGTTTATCTTGAAGATAATCCCATTACATTACCAACGAGAGTTTCTGTTGAAGGTACAGAACTTAGAAATTGTATTGTTACACCAAAAAATCTAGATAGAGATTTATTTTATGTTAATAATAGTTGTCATGTAACTGATTTGAGTTTTATTGGTGGAAACATGACTAATGGAGCAGCAATTATTGCCCTTCAACCTTTGCTTGGTGTATCAACAGACAGATATTTTGATGCCTCAAGAATGATTCGTTATAATCTTGATTACATTGCAAAAGAATCTGTAGGGTTTCTGACAAGTGGTTTTAGTGGATTTGCTGGTAATCATAGAGAGCAAGATGCTGCAAAATTAATTGATTTAAATATTGATTACATTGCATCAGAAACAGTTGGATTTTTAACTACTGGATATGTTGGGAGTAATGGACAACCATTTATTGTTACCAATTCTTTAGGTGTTTCCACAGATCCATCTAATTGTGAAGATGATATTAAAGATATTTTGCGTTCTTTATCTTATGATTTGAAATCTGGAAGTAATAAAAAAGTTATTGGTGCGGGATTATCTTATTATGATAATGGAGTTCTGCAACATGTCACTGGAAATGATTCGAACGGAAATAGTATTAAACAAGCAACAATTGATGCGATTCAACATTCTGTTGGGATAGTAACGTATGTTGTTGATAACCAATCATACCCTACTTCATATACTTCATTATCACAAGATACCACTAGTTATATTCCAATCTCAGTTGTTGGTGGATGTTCTGACACAATTACGACAATTGAAAATTTATCTGGAATCGTTACTAGTATTCTTGATGATATTAATAATCTCTCTGGTATTACAACAATATATGGAGTTACATTGGAGAGTGATGATTGTGCAGATGACTTAAAGGATATATGGAAATGTATTAATCATGATATTACAAGAGGTGGAAATTTTAAGTGTGTTGGTGCAGGAAAATCATATTATGATGAAAATTGGAATTTAATACCCGAAATATTAAAAAATCCAGGAGAAGTTGAACAAACCATTGCAACTCTTGATTATTCGTTTGATATTGTTAGAGCAGTCATTAATAATGTTTCTTGGGGAGGATTTTCTGTAGGTATTGGCACAACAGTAATTAATGCTGATTATGATTATCTTACAGGAATTGCGACAATTACTGCAAATAATCATGGTCTCAGTATAAATGACCCAGTAAAAATTTTAGATTTGGAATTCAGTTGTCCAGATAGTCCACCAAACTTGATATATCCATCCGGAAATCTTGGATATATTTTTAACGTAAATAATGTTATTGATGGAAATACATTTGAAGTTGTTGTTGGTCAGTCAACTATTCCTCATACTTATCAAGGAGGTGGAACAGTACAAAAATATACAAATTTTCAAAATGATATTGGACAACTAAAAGATGTTGCTATGCAACCTGACTATAAGACTGGTTTTAATAACGCAATTAATGGTTGTAGTGACGTAGTGTCAACTATTGAAAATTGTGTCGGAGTTGTTACAACAATTGTTGGACTTGGATATAGTTCTGGAATTGCGACTAGTTATCCTGGAAATATGGGAACTGGATTTTCTAATATTGTTGGAGTAACTTCTGCGGTTTATAATAATATTAATGGAATTGTAAATATAAGAGCACCTGGATTGAATGTTAAAGAAGGTGATATTATAGAAATGAGGGATTTACTTTTTGAGTGTTCTTCTGGTGGTTTTATATCGACACAGGCATTTCCATCCGGTAAATATGGATATAATTTTTCAGTTACAAAAAAACAATATGATGGATCATTTGATGTAAGTGTTGGTGTATCTACTTTACCTCATACATATGTTTCTGGTGGATTTATAGTAAATCGTGAAGTGGAAATTACAGGTGCTTTATATGATCATAATACTGGTATTACAACAATTACAGCACCAACAGCGATGGTTAAGATTGGTGATGTTATTTCATTGAGAAATTTAGAATTTTCTTGTTCTAGTGGTGCGGGAACAACAACAATTTATCCAACAGGAAATAATGGATATGATTTTAGAGTGTTGGATGTTATTGGGATGGGACAAACATTTGTTGTAAATACTGGAAGGACAACTATACCGCATACCTACGAAGGAGGTGGTGTAGTATTTCCAACATATTCTCCTGGCGTTGGTCCAATTACACAAGGTCCTTATATAAGAAATTGTACAAATTTTGTTCCTGGAAGTGTAGGAATGAGAGTTGATGGATTTGAAGCAGAACCTGGAGATAAAGATGATATTGGTGTTACTGGTACAATGAGTGTTGACTCATATACACAATATAATCAAGGTGGCATTGGAGTTTCTATTACTAATGGTGCTTATTCACAATTAGTTTCTATTTTTACTATTTGTGATGACATTGCAATTTTTACTGGATCTGGTGGACAATGTGACTTGACAAACTCAAACTCTTCATTTGGAAGAGTTGGTCTTTTAGCTGATGGTGTTGGTGATTCTAATACGAAATCATTGTATCGATATACAGCAGTTTGTGGTGAAGAAGCAGAAATAGAACAAGATACTATTGTTATTGCTCAAAATGGACCATACCGCCCTTATGATGGACAGGCACTTTACTTTGGAGAATTGTATTATAATATTCAAAGTATTACCGTAACTGATGGGGGGAGTGGATATACTCAACCTCCTAGTGTTTTTATATCTTCTCCAACAGGTCCAACTGGAATTAATGCAGAAGCAATTGCCACTATTGATGAAAATGGGAAAGTTGTTTCTGTTGATATGGTAAGTGTTGGAAGTCAATATCAATATTCAGAACCACCTACGATTCAATTTGTTGGTGGTAATGGAATTGGTGCTTCTGCTATTCCAGTTTTAGAACCTATATATTATACTATTGAAAGTGCTACTGCTCCATCTTCTGGAATCTCTACAGTAATTTTACAACAAAATTTGAATAGTACAGTAAGTATTGGAACCACAGTTTATTTTAGTCGATTAAGTTTGCAGATTACGTCTTCACATTCTTTTGAATGGGTTGGATCTGGAAATGATATTAATCTTGCAAAGCCTGCTCTTGGTGGGGTTGTACAAACAGATAACGAAGTCATTAAGAAAAATGGTGGACAGGTAATTTATACAAGCACTGATCAAGCAGGTAATTTCAAAATTGGGGATGATATTACAATTAATCAACTCACTGGAACTATTTCTGGTAGGGCATTTAGTCAAAGTTTGTTAAATACAGTAACACCCCTTATAATTGCTTTAAGTAAATAAAATGGCAGCAGTAGCTTTAAATAAATTTAGAACAATAAGAAAAAATATTACTACTAATATGGATACGGTTTACACTTGTCCTATTGGAGTCGCATCTATTGTAACTTTATTCCAAGTTACAAATGTTTCGACTGGCACTCATAGTGTAACAGCAGTACATTCTAGAAGCACAGAAGTTCAAGCAGATTATAAATTTGCGAATGCTATCAATATACCGCAGAATGATGGAATCAATCTTATACCAGATGGAAAATTGGCTTTGGAAACAAATGATTTCATTAAAATTCAAGCAAGTGATAATGGAAGATTGGAATTAATATTAAGTGTGTTAGAAACAGCAAAACAATAAAAAATTATGTCAAATAAGTACACTACTGGAAGAGTTGAAAGACTACCTCAATCTGGTATTACCTCAGATAGATATGAATTTCTTGGTTTAGAACAAGCTGAACCAGATTTGGGTGATCCTAATGTTGGTGTATCTTCTGTAGGAACAAATCCTTTCATAAGGGGAAATACTGTTCCTGTTCAACATTATGTGTTGATTGCTGCTGATGGATATGAAGGTGAAAGATTTTGGGTTCCTTCTTTAGATATTGCAACTCAGGGAATACAAGGAATACAAGGAACACAAGGTAATCAAGGTAATCAAGGTGTTCAGGGTTTACAGGGAAGAGTTGGTGATACCATTATCGTTATTGGAAATGTTGCAGATGTAAATGCGACTGGAGATCCCCAAACTCTTTTAAGTACTTCTTTTCCTAGTGCTTCTCCTGGAAATGCTGTTATTGATGATACTACTAATAATTTTTGGATATATCAAGGATCTGGGAATTGGATTAATATTGGAAATATAACAATCCAAGGTATACAAGGAAATCAGGGATTACAAGGATCGGGTACACAAGGTCTCCAAGGTCTCCAAGGAAACCAAGGTAATCAAGGACTTCAAGGAAACCAAGGTAACCAAGGTAATCAAGGACTTCAAGGAAACCAAGGTAATCAAGGACTTCAAGGAAATCAAGGTAACCAAGGAATCCAAGGAAACCAAGGTAACCAAGGTCTCCAAGGAAACCAAGGTAATCAGGGTCTCCAAGGTAACCAAGGTAATCAAGGACTTCAAGGAAACCAGGGATTACAAGGACTTCAAGGAAACCAGGGAATAATAGGTACTTCTATTATCATTATTGGAAGTGTTAACGATGTAAATGGGACGGGAAATCCTCAAACTCTTTTAAGTACTTCTTTTCCCAGTGCTTCTCCTGGAAATGGTGTTATTGATGATGCAACCAAAGATCTCTGGGTGTTACAGGAAAATGGGGTATGGATTAATATTGGTGATATAACAATCCAAGGTACACAAGGCAACCAAGGTAATCAAGGACTTCAAGGAAACCAGGGATTACAAGGTCTCCAAGGAAATCAAGGTAACCAAGGTTTACAAGGTAATCAAGGTAATCAAGGTTTACAAGGCAATCAAGGAAACCAGGGATTAAGCAATCAGGGTAACCAGGGTAACCAAGGAAATCAAGGTAACCAGGGTCTCCAAGGTAATCAAGGAAACCAGGGATTACAAGGTAATCAAGGTAATCAAGGTAATCAAGGACTCCAAGGAAACCAGGGATTACAAGGTCTCCAAGGAAATCAAGGTAATCAGGGTCTCCAAGGTAATCAGGGAATTTCTGGTCAAAATGGTGGACAAGGCACTCAAGGTACTCAAGGAAATCAAGGATTACAAGGTAACCAAGGAAATCAAGGATTACAAGGTAACCAAGGAAATCAGGGTCTTCAAGGTACTCAAGGATTACAAGGTAACCAAGGAAATCAGGGTCTTCAAGGTACTCAAGGAAATCAAGGTCTTCAAGGTACTCAAGGATTACAAGGTCTCCAAGGTAATCAGGGAATTTCTGGTCAAAATGGTGGGCAAGGCACTCAAGGTACTCAAGGAAATCAAGGATTACAAGGTAACCAAGGAAATCAAGGATTACAAGGTAACCAAGGAAATCAGGGTCTTCAAGGCAACCAAGGTCTTCAAGGTAACCAGGGTAATCAGGGATTACAAGGCAACCAAGGCAACCAAGGTCTCCAAGGAAATCAAGGTAATCAGGGTCTCCAAGGTAATCAGGGAATTTCTGGTCAAAATGCTGGACAAGGCACTCAAGGTACTCAAGGAAATCAAGGATTACAAGGTAATCAGGGAATTTCTGGTCAAAATGGTGGGCAAGGTACTCAAGGTACTCAAGGAAATCAAGGATTACAAGGTCTCCAAGGTAATCAGGGAATTTCTGGTCAAAATGGTGGGCAAGGCACTCAAGGTACTCAAGGAAATCAAGGATTACAAGGTCTCCAAGGTAATCAGGGAATTTCTGGTCAAAATGGTGGGCAAGGCACTCAAGGCACTCAAGGTACTCAAGGAAATCAAGGATTACAAGGTAATCAGGGAATTTCTGGTCAAAATGGTGGGCAAGGCACTCAAGGTACTCAAGGAAATCAAGGATTACAAGGTCTCCAAGGTAATCTGGGTGTTCAAGGTTTACAGGGAATTGCGGGTTCTTCAAATTCAAATTCGGACAAAGTTTCAACAGGAACTACAACTGGAACTTCTAATTATTATCTGACTTTTGTTGATAGTAATAATACTTCAAGAGGTTATGAGGATTTATATACTGATGGTGGTATTGCTTATAATCCAAATACTAATCGTTTAGGTATCGGGACTGATAATCCAGAGTTTCCAGTACATATAGTTGGATATGGAAATACGAATGGTATTCTGGTAGGTGACACGCATTTTTATGCCTTCTCAGATTCTGATATTGATACCAAAGGCAGTCCAACCTTTAAGAATACACTTACAAATGCAGACACAATATTAAGAGTTATTCCTAACGGAACCGGAAAAAGTCAATTTGAATTTTTTGCCAATGATTATGATAATAATGTTACATCTTGGAAAAATTTAAGAATAGTTTCCACCCCCCAACAATCAAATTCACACATTAGAATTGATACTTCTTCTTCTACTGGTGTTGATGCTCTTCCACTATCAATTGAAACACAAGTAGCACCTGGTTCCGAAACTAGATCAAATGCTAATCAACTATTTTTAAACACTGATGGAAATATTGGCATAGGGACTAGTGCTCCACAAGGCAAATTAGACATTGATGGTAATGTAATTCCTACCATCACCAATTCTTACGATTTGGGTTCTAGTTCTCGTAGATGGGATAATATTTATGTAAACAATATTAATGGAGCAACTATAACAGGATCTATTGATAATGCTAATAAAGTTTCAACAGGAACTACAACTGGAATTGGTACTTATTATCTGACTTTTGTTGATATTAATAATACTTCAAGAGATTATGAGGATTTATATACTGATGGTGGTATTGCTTATAATCCTTCTAGCAATGAATTGAAACTTTCAGGTGGAAGATTGATTATTCCATCTACACCTGGAACTATTGCTGGAAATACTTTTACTAATGGTTGGTTACAAATCGGTAATTCTACTCTTGGAATTACTATGGATAGTAATGAACTTTATTTTGCTGGTGCAGGTATTATAGGTGCTTTATCTGGAGGATCAATAACGTTCACATACGGACCAAGATTTAATGCAGGAATTCGTGATGCTGGAAATTCTTTAGGATCTTCTGGTCAAGTATTATCTTCTACTAGTACTGGTGTTGATTGGGTAAATCCTGGAAGTTTATCCTCAGGAAGTGCAGATAATCTTGCAGGAGGGGCAGCAGGAAGTCTTCCTTATCAATCAGCAGCAGATACAACAGCATTTTTATTAGAACCAAATGCTAATAACAGGGTTCTTACATATAATAATACTACAAATGCTCCTGAATGGACTGAATTGTCTACAGTAACTGGTGCTATCGATAATGCTAATAAAGTTTCAACAGGAACTACAACTGGAACTTCTAATTATTATCTGACTTTTGTTGATAGTAATAATACTTCAAGAGGTTATGAGGATTTATATACTGATGGTGGTATTGCTTATGATACAAATACTGATAGATTAATACTACCCAGTACCACTACTCAAGGAGCATTGCGGTTATCTGGTACAAGCGGAGCCATTGTTATTGATGATCTAGGACAAAAGAGAATATCTTGGAATGATGGTTCTGGAAACTTTAATATTAGAGGTGGACATTCTTTTTCTTCAAGTTCTGATAGGTATGTTGATACTGGTGATGGAGCAGCAGCAATAATTCTAAATAGTGATAATACGAATGGTACTATTGATTTAAAAGTTGCACCAACTGGTAGTGCTGGTAATGTAGTTAATTTTAGTGCTGGTGTTAAATTACAAGGAACCGAATTTATTCCAACAATAGCTAGTTCAGGAAATGTAAATCTTGGAAGTCCTAGTAATAGATGGGGCACTATCTATGTAGATAGTATTAATGGTGGAAATGTAAATGTTCCCACATCAGATAATGCTAATAAAGTTTCAATAGCAAACACGAGTTCTCCAACTGGAACTGTATTTTATCCCACATTTGCTTCTGGCACTGGATCTCAATCTTTATATATTGATAGTGGATTTACTTTTAGTATAAATCAGGGTCTTACCATTGGTGATAGTACTTTTAGTTTAGGTAGTAATGTCGGAGACACGGTACAACTTTTAAATTTAATTGGTGATAATACCAATAATTCATATTTAAAAGTAATTGAAGAAAGAGATACTAGTGGAAATACTTGGACTACTGCTTTTACGAGAATTCAAAAGGTTGTTGATTCCACGGAGATGGGATATATCCAGTTTAATGGTTCTGATAATAACTATGGATTGGAATTCGGAACATTGAGTGATGAAAAGTTTGCGATGTTCAAAAGAAATTCTAGTGTAGAATTATATTATGATAATGTAAAGAAATTTGAAACTACTTCAGATGGTGCTTTGGTAACAGGAGATTTTTCTGCTGGTGCTTACTTAGGAAATCCATATGATGCAGTTCCGACATATAGTAATTCTGATTACGATACAATTTATTGGAATACTGTTGAATCAGCAATTCAATTGCAATCTGATATAGATGATAATATTGGAATGGCATTTCCCGCATATCGTTGCAATACTAATCCTGGTGAAATATTTAGAATCAGTGTTCAGATTCGTGCAAGTGTTACCACTACTGGTGGTGTTTATATTAGGGTTTATGAATATGATTCGGAACTTTCTAATGGAAAAACGCATGTATCAAATAGTGCAACCAATCCTGTAGTAGAAGAAGACACACGAAATGGGGTAAAACGTGTTATAGGAACTAATACTACATTCTCTTACGAAAACCAAAGCGGAAATATTAATTGGCAAACTATAACATTTGATCATGTACCAAACTCTAGTGCTGTATGGGCATCTGTTGTTGTTTTAAACTGGGGTGGACTTGGAAACAATGCTCTCTACATAAGGGATTATAAGAGAGAATCTGTTTTAAGTAATGGTAGTGTGGGAAATCTTTCAGGAGGAGCAGCAGGAAGTCTTCCTTATCAATCAGCAGCAGATACAACAGCATTTTTATCAGAACCAAATGCTAATAACAGGGTTCTTACATATAATAATACTACAAATGCTCCTCAATGGACTGAATTGTCTGGAGTAAATGTTGGTAATGCAGACACTCTTGATAATCTTGATAGTTCTCAATTCTTAAGATCTGATGCTGCTGATACCGCGACTCAATTTGTCTCCTTTGATGGCGGTATGAATTCCTATAAGCCAAGTAATAGTTGGACTTCTCAGTATTATGGTATTAGTGGCCTCGGAGCTTTTTATACCAGCGGAGCTTTTTATACAACAATTGTCTCCAATGGATATAGAAATAGTAGCAATCAGTGGACTTCGCTAAATGCTGGTGGAAATACTGGCGCTTCTGAAATTGATTTATCTCCAGATGGAAATATCTATTTTTACAGTGACTCGTCAAAATCTAATGGGAGTTCCTTGCGTCCAACTTTAAGGATGTCGCTGTCTCCGACAGGAGTTCTTGTAACGGAAGGCACAGAAGCTTATATTAATACCTCAAGTAAAGTCTGGCACGCAGGTAATGATGGTTCTGGGTCAGGTTTAGATGCTGATACTCTTGATGGTGTTCAAGGTTCAAACTTCTTAAGATCTAATACTGATGATATATTCTCTGGAGATCTGACCTCTTCTGGATCTGCAAGAATTATCATGAAGAAGACGGATAACAATGTTGCTGATCACATTCAGTTCTGGAATGGAACTGGAACACGGATGGGTGAAATTGGAACTCAAGATACTACGTGGTTAAGAATCAACCAGGTAACCAATAAGAACATTTACACACCACGTTACATTCGTGCTGATGCTGGTTTCTTTGTTGATGGTACAACTAAGGGTATTGATGGTTCTGGTAACTTCATTGGTGGCACAATTGCTGGTGCATCTGACTATGGAACCTTATTAAGATCTGATGCCTCTGATCAATATAATGGACAGACAGCTGGAAGAGTACTTACATTTAGATGTGTAGATGGTAGAAATGCAGCAAATTCGACAGGGGGTTTGTTCCCATTACAAGTTTATCAGAATTCTAATGTCACTAATTCCGATGCGGCAATGACCTTCCATATTGCTGGAAGACATGCTACTTACTTTGGATTAGACCGAGAAACAAACGATCTATTTGTAGGTGGTTGGAGTAAGGGTGCTGCCAAATATAAAATTTGGCACGCAGGTAATGATGGTTCTGGGTCTGGTCTTGATGCTGATTTACTTGATGGGATTAATAGTGGTGGTTTCTTAAGGTCTAATGCAGCAGACTCTTGGAGTGGAACACTTTCTTGGGGACCAAATAATACACATGGTCTTTCATTCCAAAATAGTTCTTATACTGGAAACTATCTTTATATTGGGGGATGGACTTCAGCAAATACTAATGGTATTTCTAGAATTAGGAATTCAAATGCAAATTTACATCTAGATAGTGGTGCTAATGGAAACCTTTATTTAAATCAATACTCAACTGGAACTGTTTATGCAAGAGGCAGTGTAGTTTGGCACGCAGGTAATGATGGTGCTGGTAGTGGTCTTGATGCTGATAGACTTCATGGTCTTCTACCAAACTTTGCAGTTGTTGGAAATACAGTTGCATTAAGAACTAATGTAGGTGATATTTACCAAAGATTTAGTCATGCCCTAGGTTATGCGAGCAGAGCAGGCACGAATGCTAGTGGATTTAATAATATTTTTAATATCCATTGGGCCAATAATAATACTGCAAATTTGTGGATTGACAATAGTAATATTGGTCCTATTCAACAGTCTTCCGATTACAGGATAAAACGTAATGTGGAAACTATAACTGAATCTGCAATCGACCGTGTGAAAAAATTAAGACCAATAAAATATCAATTTAAAGATTATGGTATCTATAAATCTACTGATGAAATACATGAAGGATTTATTGCACATGAATTGGCTGAAGTGATTCCAAGTGCTGTTAATGGTGAAAAGGACGATCCCGATACAATTCAGTCATTAAAATTTGGTGCAATAATTGCAGTTCTTACAAAGGCCATTCAGGAGCAGCAAGAAACTATAGAGAATATGCAAAAAACTATTGATGATTTGAACACTAGAATTAATTAGAACAAATATTTTAAATAAAATCGCATTAGAGAATCAATAATCATGAAAAAAAACGAGAATATATAAATAAGTTACCAAAAAGGTTTTTTAAAAAATATCCATGATTACTACTCACAACATATCTGATTTTGACCAATCTGATAATACTGCCCAAGTAACATTTTTTAATGAACAAGGATACATTTTTAAGAAGAGTATCAATATACCTCACACTGAAGATGGTAGAGTAAATGTGGAGGAATTTAATGAGATAATTATTGGACAGATTAGAGGTTGTAATTATAAAGAGAAACTTGGATTAATTAAGTTTACAGATCCTAATAATAATGATGTGGATTCTCTGAATCCCCCTACCTTATAGATTCTAGTACTAATTTTTAAATAGTGTAAAAATTAATATAAAATGGCAAATCAAAATCAAAATTCAGCAAATCAGATTCAGTTCTACTATTATAATGAATTAAATTTTATTGAAAACAATTATGGTAAGGATACCAGTAAATATCCATTACCAGAAACTGTAAAAAAATCTAAAATTGTTGAAAATGGTGATGGAACATGGGGAAAAATAGATTTTGTTGAAAATAAACCACATTCTACACCCAATGAAATTACAAATAAAAAAATACAAGAAAGAAATAGTGTAATTAGTAACTATGAAAATTTAGTTATACCTTTTGATAGTGAATTTTATGATTATAATCAACAAATAAATGAAAAAAAGCAATTAATTTTGGAATATATGGAGAATGCCATATCATTGGGTTGTACTTATAGTCCTCCTTCTCCTATTGGTTTAGGATTAACACCAGGAGCAGATGATATTGGTGGTGTTTCTGTTGGTATTGGTTCAACTGTTTTTAAAGATAGAGCAATCGTAAAAAGATATCCTAATATAGATAATTATAACTCAGAAAATCCTTTTGACCCAGATTCGGATGAAAACATTTCTCCTTCAAACTTTGGCAAAGGATATAAAAATTATTCCGAAAATAATTCTGGTGAAATATTAACAGAAGTATATAAGTACATACCTTCAGATCCGAATGCTCATATTCCCCCACCACTTGCACCAGATGGTTTTCAGAACACTTGTGTTTCATTTTCAAGTAGTATTACTCAACTTGCACAAGAAATTTCTGAATTGAGAGCATTAAGAGATCAAAATCTTGTAAGAATTAATAAATTAAAAGAGGATAAAAATGGTGAAGAAGTTAGAAGATGGGGTTCTAATCAATCTTCTGCACCAATCGAAAGTAGAAAAAATACATTAGCAGCAAACATTTCAAATGTATCTAATTACTCTGATGAAATAATTTTAGAATCTTTACTTTTCTGGATTGATGCATCTAAAGAGTATTCAGTAGATTATTCTGTTTATAATCAATATGGTGTTAAAGAAATAAATTCTGTACAAAACATTGGTGATGGGTCAAAAATATTAAAAACTCCTACCAATCCATTTTATAACAATGAATTATCATTTGTTTTCAATCAATATCAAGAATATCCAGAATACTCAAATCAAAATATAAAATCTGAGGATAATTATATTGGAAGTGAAATATCTATTGGAGATTCTTCTTCTTATACTTTAGAAATTTGGTTTAAACTTTATGATGATACTAATCTTGGTGTTGATAGAACAACTGATGGTGCAAATTTAGTTGGAACAAATGACATTTACGGATATGGTATTCAGTTATATAAACCAGATAATGTTAGATTGAATTTTGGAAATAGAAATGGTATTTTTGGTATAGATTTTGATTCACAATCAACTTTTAATACAAATATTTGGTATCATGTTTTATGTTCTAGAAATCAAGGAGGAGAGGCAAAAATTTATATTAATGGATCTTTAGATTCTCAAAGTACACTTCCTCCTTTAACTTCTACTGTTTCTGAACTTATAGTAGGATCTATGGAAAATCATATTCTTCAAGATTTTAGAGGAGAAATAGGATTAGTTAGAGTTTATGGTAAAGTATTATCTGAACAAGAAGTTTCGACAAATTTTAATTACGATAGATCAAGATTTTTTTAATTAGTACAGATCTCCAACTGGCACACTTGACACCCCTGCTCAGATGCCCTATAATATTAAGGTAATCAAGGGAAGCACCACACACACCATGAACAACACCGAATGCGTCCAAGGTATTGTAATTGACATCTGCTCTCGTTCCTTTCTTCTTCTTGGAGATCAAGGTGATGAAAAGTTTGTTGAATGTGGTACAATTGATGAGTT